CCTCCCAGCGGCTTTTGAATCCTCTTGTAATTTTGTAACAAAAATTTTTTTATATTCTTCCGAATCAATTAAATGTTTTGCTTTCCGACCAAATCTTATCGCTAATTCGCCCGTGTGGGTTGCTTGAATGATTTTTAATTTTGGATTACGGCCCACCATCCACGATGGCAGCAGATAGGACGCAAACTCAGATTTCGTGTGCCGTGGTGGCATGTTCACGATTAAACGAGTTATTTCTCCATTGGCAATTTTATTAAATTTTTCTGCGACATGTCTATGGTGTGCACCTTCAATAAACTCGGGCCATACACACTTTACAAAACTTAAAAAATCACTCTTAGCTTTGTTTTGTATTTTTTTTTCAGCATGCATCACCTGATAACGTTTGTAGGTCTTCCGGATATCCGCAGGTAAGTTACTTATGTCAACATTATTTAGATTCATTTGGTTCCATATTAAATGAGATCACAATGCGATCTTCATTAGAATTGTTAGATTCAGTCCAATGATAACCTCCATCTTTAAACTGATGAAATACTAATAGATCATTTTCTTCTACATTGACAACCCCTTCTTCGTCAAAAACAATATTGCCTGAGTTTTTTGGTTTTTTTAAATAATAAGTTCCAGAAATTGAGATAGGATATTTATCATCAAAATGATTATGTCTAGCCGTATATGCTTGAGAAGGATGAGTATTAGTCCACATATCAATGAATTTATATTTGTTCTTTAAAACTTTAATAATATGAGAGGTTAAATTATCTATAATATCGGATGGTAGCTGTTGATGTAACTTTCCCCATACGTCAAAGGAAGATTTTCCTCCATTTCGTACATATTCATAATCTTTATAAAAACGATCAGATCCGGTTTTAAAAAAATTTGTTAATTTTTCTTTATTTTTTAAAAATATGGGAATTTTTTCAAAAATTATATTCATAGGAGTCCCAACATGTTTTTAACGGCTATGACACTCTAAATCAAGCCATAAAGTGAAAAGCAGTGGGACCCCTTTTTTTTTCAGGGGGTTTAAGGTTGGTTGGTCGGGGAAATTTTGGGCTGGATAAGGACCCGGAATGAAATCAGGCGCGCGCTAGCGCGCCTGATCTGGCTACTTGTTTAGTTGATTGTCTTCTTGCGAGAAGATTGGAAGTCTTTGTATGCTGGTGATTGTCGCATATCATTCATTAGAGTTGGCAACACTAACAATGCCATGACATAGGTCATGTCTTTAGTGCCGATTTGTTTAGTAAGATAGTCAATACGTTTTATTGTTTCTTCGTTACAATCTGCATTGTAAATAAACAAAGCCGAATGAATTATCTTTGCTGTTAAATGTTTTGGAAAGTTTAACTTTCCATCTGACCAATCTCTACCGAATTGTTTTTCTTTTTTTAGTGTCATGTTTTTTATTCTCCTGTATTTAATGTGTAATTGTTATCATCAAATTGCGCCTCGGTCAATGGTCTTTGTTCACGTGTTATCTTGTTAAGGTAGAAATAATTTCTTGGAGTACTCCAATCATAATCTTTAACCCACGCATTTTGTTCAGTTAAATGTTTCGCTTGTGTTGTTCTTCCAAAATGGTCAATGGCTCGGTCACCATATTTATTAAGCCAATCGTTCTGACAATTTAAAGAACAGAAATTATCATTGCCATAATAAAAAGATGATCTTCTTCTAGTTTGATAAGTCTTATTATCTTTTGGTCCTTTTAATCTGTCCTGAGTACTGTAAGTATGACAATCAGGACCTTGGCAATATTTTAATTCACTCATCTTTTTTTTCTCTCATTTCACCAATACATTTTGCGTGGCTCTCTAAAACTTTTTCAAGTTTAGCTATTCTTTGTTCTAATAAATCTAACATCTTAAATATCTTTTTTCTTACTCCTTCATCATCAATCATTTTATTCTGTCTAACCTCTCTTGTTGTTTTTTTATTTCCTTATTTCTTTTATAAACTCCCAAATAATAAAAGGCGCAACTAATTGTTGCGCCTAAAATTATGATTAATAATTCTTTATCAATCGGCATTATGCTTTTCTTACAGAATAATTAACTGCTGTTCTTGGGTGTTCTGCGTCAATATCCCAAAAGTTATAGCAAGGGTTTCCGTTTTTATCTTCCCATTGTTTTGATTTAAAGGTTGTGACCTCCCCTGTATTACTGTCGTATGTATCGTGTTCATCAACACCTTTAACTGTATCAATCTTGTTTCGTGATTTCATAAACCAAGTAAAATATTTAATAGCCATTTTATTTCTTCTTTCTGTTAAGTTAGGGCTATCCTATCATCAATAGGATAGCCCTGTCAATAGTTAGTTTATTGCTTGTTGTTTTTCGTATTCTACTCTAGCGAGTATCTTATCCTCTCTACTAACATTTTTATTCTTCATAGATTTTAACATTTCAGCAGCATTTTTAGGATTGTATAAAGTTAATCCTGTTGAGTTTGTTCTAATTATTTCTGCCTCGTTAAGTGCTATTCCACTTTCAACAGCAAATTCAACTGCCTCATCAAGATACTTATAGTTTTTGATAACATCTTTAATAAACTTCGTTTGTTTTAAAATGCTCTCAATCCATTTTTCGTGTGCCACGATTAATTGACCTTTGGCTTGTTGCCAAATAATTAATGTGTCAAACTCCTGTTTGCTACAAGGAATTTGTCTATCTCTACAATATTCCCTTCCAATAATGTCAAGTTTATATTCATCATTCCACTCTCTAGCAAAACGATTTCTTCCCTCATCACTTCCTGAATATGTGCCAAGAAATTTGTTGTTTGCGTCTTGAAATTTAGTTTGATGTGGGTTTCTGTCCTTGTCCTTCATTTCAATATTAATATCAGGATTACAATTTTCCTGACCTTTCAGGTCATCTCGGAAATAAGCATAAGCAAAGTCGGCAGATTTAAAATCTCTATCTTCGCCCTGTCTATCTATTCCATCAATGTCGCCATCAATTTTAAAATCAAAATGTTTAGTTGTGTGTTCGTCTTTGCCTTCTTCATCTTTACCCATATATCCAAAATGAAAGCAACTATCTTCTGCGATAGTATCAACATTAGGATATTTATCTTGAAGGTAATGGGCTGTCTTGATATCCTCTTGTGGATATTGTCTACGAACAATACTTTCAGCAAGTTTCCAAGTTTTATCTTGAAGTGATTTAAAAACATTTCTTAAATCATAATACTTTGATCTCTCTTGCGTGTCCTCTTGTTCTAAGTGTACTCTAAATCTAGGATTAATTTTATTTCTTAATTCCTGATTTAGTCTTATTCTTCTAGGTTGTTGCATAGTTTTTTTCCTCTCTTTCTATCTGCTCTTTTATCTTATTTTCTTCTTGTTGTAAATGAATTTGCATATCTTTAATCGCAAATAATTTACCATATAGACTTCCTGTTCTTGATACTTTATTAATTTGATTTGCCATATCAAAAGCCTCAATTGCTATATTTGTTTTTTTGTTTGTTTGCATAGTTCTCCTGTATTAATTTAATTATCTTTATAATATCACTTGACATATCTTCTGTCAAGCATTATGTTGGATATATCTATAAAGCTATAGATTTGATCTCTATGTTATTTATAGACGGGACAACTTCTGGTTGTGCGTCACACCGTAATTTATTACCGTCTTCGTGCGCCAGAACTGATCCCTGATCCAATTGCATAAACTTGCAGGAGACGAAACCTGTAGTGATTGGATCTGGGATCAGGAATAATGAAAAAAATCAGCGGCATGCGGCTAGCCTATACGTGCGCGCCAGGTTTTGCTCATATGCGTTCTTAAGTAAACGCATATGGGTTAATATGAAATTCAACCTGGGGTTGACCGGTGGTTGAAGGCCCAAAATTTAAAAAGCCGCAAGCAGCAAGCAGCAAGCAACAAGCTTGACAATGGCTGAAGGATATAGTAGGATGATGTTGATCTGCTCGTTTGGTGCTTTTCCGCAGGATAAATTTGCCAAAGCACCGCAACAAATAAAGGAGAAATATGAAAACAATAAAATACAATAATAAAACAATTAAGTTGCCATTCAATGGCGCTGACTATGGAATAGATCCACTTGAAGAAGTGACTATTGCTAATCGGTTCACGGGACAGAAGACTACGGTGCCCTGCTTTGCGGCGGCTGTTTATGATGTGATCATAGGCGCTGAGGTGATAGCATCCCAAGAAGACAATCATTTAGGCACGGGAGCATCTAAGCAATGGGACCTGGTCCGTAAGGGCTTGGATTGGTTCAAGCAACATTTCGCAGAACAATACATGGTGGTTCTAGACTGATGGTTAAGATCTGGAATACCGGGGCCGCAGCAATGCGGTTCCGGCACAACCTGCAATTGAAAAAAAAACCGGGCCGGAAAAAAAACATACAAGCAAGCAACAAGCGAGCATTGACAAACAAGCGAGCATAGGATATTATGGGACATATGAAAGAAGAAGAAAAAATAAAAGAAAGTTTAGATCTACTCAAGAAGTGGGAATTGATTGAGATGATTGTAGACATGGAAAAAACCATTTTAAAATACGGAGAGAAAGAAAGACATAACGCGAAGCAGGGCAAGGCGGATGCTTAAAAAAGAAGCGAAAGAAATAACCGGTGGCCTTAGTGCACCGTCTAAGATGCCTGGACCGTCATTCAACCTGCCGGCCGTCGCATGTATTACTGGCGCTAAGCTGGTGAAGGTCCCCGGCTCAACGTGCAGCGGCTGTTATGCCTTGAAGGGCAGATATAGATTTCCAAATGTACAAGCAGCGCTACAACGCCGGCTGAACAAGCTTCACGATCCACGGTGGGTGGATGCAATGGTGACCTTAATTGGTAAAGATTCAGTCATGCGCTGGCACGACTCCGGAGACATTCAGAGCGAGCAACATTTAAAAAATATATTTGAAGTATGTAACAGGACCCCGGAGACCAGCCACTGGCTGCCAACCCGTGAAG